GTTTGGTTTCTACACTGGTTGACTGAGATTCCACTCAAACTAATGCAAATAGGTGGTGTGACAGCCACCTATCCGTCCTGGGGGCCCTTGTGAGGGGGCCCCTTTTCGTGTATATTGGCCATATTGAGACGGAGACCTGATGCAACTGCGACCCCACCAGCAAGATGCTCTGGACGCCATGCTGGTCAATGAGAAGGGTCAGATCATCATCCCTACTGGTGGTGGTAAGACTCCTACCATGATCTATGACATCATCGAGAATCAGAAATATATTGACAACGGTTGGACTATTGTTGTAGTCGCTCCCCGTATTCTTCTTGCAGAACAACTCTGCAAAGAGTTTCTTGAGGAGATCGATCCTATTGATAATCATGTGCATGTGATGCACGTTCACAGTGGTGAGACTCATCACTACAGTACCACCAATCCTGAGAAGATTCACGTCTTCAACAACACTGCCCGTGCATTTGGTGAGAACGTCATCATCTTCACCACCTATCATTCTCTGAATCGTATTCAACAGGCTGACATTGATGTAGATACCATTTACTTTGATGAGGCCCACAATAGTGTGTCCCGTCAATTCTTTCCTGCGACTGAGTATTTCAGTCACGAAGCTGGTCGTTGTTTCTTCTTCACTGCAACTCCCAAACACTCTGCAACCATCTCTAAGCCTGGGATGAATGATTCCTATGTTTATGGTCAGGTGATCTGTAACGTTCCTGCACCTAAGTTGGTTGAGGAAGGTTACATTCTGCCTCCTAAGGTTGTGGTCAAGAATCTTCCCACTCATGAGTTTCAGTTGTCTGATTCTCAGAATCTTCTGGAGACCATTGATGAGAACGGTGTTGGTAAGATCCTGATTGCTGCTCGTTCGACCAAACAGATTGTCCGTCTGATGAGTCAGTCTGACTTTGCAATTCAACTTGCAGAACGTGGTTATTCTTGCATGTATATCACATCCAAGACTGGTGCAATCATCGATGGTAAGAAGGTCAACCGTGAAGTATTCTTCGAGACTCTCAATGCATGGGGTCTCGATCCTGAGAAGAAGTTTGTTGTGATTCACCACTCTATTCTGTCTGAGGGTATCAACGTCAAGGGTCTTGAGGCCGTGTTGTTTATGCGTAACATGGACTACATTGGTATCTCTCAGTCTATCGGTCGTGTGATTCGTTTGGGTGGTGAGTCTAAGACTTTCGGTCTTGTTTGCATCCCTGTCTACGATCGTGTGGGTATTTCTACCTCTCGCAAAGTGCAGGCCGTGGTTGATACTGTCTTCCAACAGGGTGAACCCGCAATCAGTGTTGTCAAAAAATAATTTTTCTGATACAATACCACTACTTTTGAACCAATCATGACTCACACTCTCTGCGTTGATCACGAAGAAGCAACGATTGATTTCAATCTGCTTCTGGAACATCCTGAGTTTTGGGAACATACTCAAGATGCACTTTCTGACAATGGGAGTGAAACTCTGACGTATTATGTCAGCAATTCGTATGGTTATACGAATCTTGCTGATGGAACTCAGATATTTGAAGTGGGACATTCTTCAGAAGAGATGCAATTTATTCAAGATATCTTCTTGACTCTGGATCCCCTAATTGATCTAGACTTTAGTATTGCATCTTCTATTAAAGATTCGGACTTTGACATTCATTGCGTTGATGAATCTTCTAGTTGGTTCCCTGGTGTAGTTGGTCAGGTTGTACCTCAGGAAGTTGGTAAGACCTCCTGGTGGGATATTCTTTGGAAGGATACTGAAGGTACAAATGTCGTGGGTGAATTTGATGGAAATACCATAGTCCATGAGATCGGACATGCTCTAGGTTTGTCTCACCCTGGTGAAGATCCTGGTAACCCAGAGTGGTCAACTGATGACACGGTTATGTCATACAATGAAGGTGCAGATGGTTGGGCACAGTTCTTCACTGCTGCAGATATTCAAGCACTACAATACCTCTGGGGTGTTGAGGATGATCCTGTGGAACAAGTTACTGGATCTCGTTATTCCGAAACCCTACAAGGTTACTCCACCAATGATTACATTAACGGTGGTAGAGGCGATGACATTCTTTATGGTTATGATGGCCATGATACCCTTGAAGGTGGACGTGGAAACGATGTTCTTTATGGTGGAGAAGGTGTTGACACCGCAGTATTCAGTAAGAAGAGTAATCGTGTAGACCTACGAATCACTGAATCTCAAAACACCAGAGATGGTCGAGATATTATCACTGGTGTCGAGAATGTTCGTGCTGGTAGGGGTAACGATCGAGTGTGGGGTAATGATACCCGAAATGAACTCTTTGGTGAGAAGGGTAATGATCGTCTCTACGGCCATGGTGGCAATGATGACATCTTTGGTGGTGTAGGTAGAGATAAACTTTATGGTGGTTCTGGTGTTGATAAACTCTTCGGCGGAACTGGTAATGATAAACTATACGGTGGCAGTGGCAATGATGTTCTGTTCGGTGGTACTGGAAACGATAAAGTCTGGGGTGGTGAAGGTAACGATACCTTCATGTTAGAGAAAGGAAAAGGTGCTATGAAAGTTATGGACTTTAGTTCTATCAATGACTCTTTTGGATTTGGTTATGTTCCCGATGATGTTTCTTTCCGACAAAAAGGTAAGAATACTTTCATCTATGATGGTAATGATCTTCTTGCGAAGGTGATGGGAACCGACTCTTTTTCTGTAGAGGAGGCCATGGTCTTTTGATATAAATAAATCACAGACTTTTTGTGTGTTATTGTGGCAGAGTTCAGTGACGCTATATACCGTTCCGTTGATAAAATCTTCCCGATTGGGTTTTCACCATCCCTTTCGGGTACACCTGGACACAGTGCCACTTACTCGTTAGGCGGTCTAGTTCAAGTACAACAAAGATGTTTTGCACAACCATCTTCACATTCAATTTTAAAGAATGTTTGGTGGTGGCCCGATCAAAACAATAATAATACTCTCACCAGTTATACTTGTAGAATATATCCAAGATCTACATCAAATAAAATTATAATTTATGTGAGATGGTGTGGTGAATGGTCAGGGCAAGCAAGTAATGCAATGGCGATCAGAAGAACCTACAATGGCGATTATACTACCGCTACACTATTAAACAGAAATAGTAGTATTAACGGTGATGGGAATAGAACTTCTTGCATATCGCCAGTCATCAGTTCTCATAGTGCCATACCTCCTGCAGGAACTGATACTGGTAGCACTCCAGAACAATGTGCTTGTTGGTATATTGATAGGGGTCATAATGCTTCTGGTGGTAATTATGTTGAATATGGCCCCGCTTTTAAAAATGGTACGGCGAACAGAACCGTTTATACAAATAGATGTTCAGGCGACAGTAACAGCAGTGGGCGAGAAAGGCTGATATCTCAAGTAATTTTGTTCGAATTTTCTAGTTAGTATTATGTCAACATTAGACTCAACTACTTTATATACTAACAATATTACAGTTGATGGATTTGCAGATGGTGGAATTGTAAAGGCTACTTATAAAGAAATTTGTGATGTGGCCACATATGGATTAGTTTCTGCTGGGGAAAATTCACTGGCGTCTGTTGGTTTCTCCATCACTCATACACCAGTAGCCAGCGGACATAAGTTGTTGATTGGAGTTCAACTCTGTTTTGAGATTGATGATCCATATAATAAGAATTTCTTTGTAAAGGAGGGATTTGGTGGTGTTGAGAGTTCTCCGTCTCCTGGCAATCGTCTTGCTGGAACAGCACCTCCAGCAACATCTCATGGTGGCAATACCCAAAATAATGATCAGACTCTAGAAACAGTAACATTCTGGGTTCAAGATCTCACTTTCAGCACTTCTCCTATGACATATACTTTATACATGAATAGTAGTGTCGCAGAACCAAATATATACATCAATAGAACTCAGGCAGAAGGTACTACAGTTGAACATGAAAGAGCTATGTCATGGATGCAAGTCTGGGAAATTTCAAGTTAATTAACTATGGCAACTCAATTTAATAGCGATAACGTTATTGCATCATCTGGTATTAGGCCATCACTGACCAATATCACCACTTCAAGTGCTTTAAATATCACCGAAAGTGGCGGTGGTGGTGTCGTCCGTTATGTTCATAAGTACACTGGTGCAACATCATCCTACACCGCAGCTGGGAGTACTTGGAACCAGTTTCCATCCAGTTTGTTGGCTGCAACAATTACACCAACAAGTACAAACAATGGTGTCTTAATTTATGTGAGGTGGTGTGGTGAAGTTGCGGAGTCGTGGAACACTACATTTGGAGTCAAACGTAACGGAACCATAATCACAAATCCTGGTAGAGGCGACCTTGGGTTTTATACTCCTCAAAGTAGTCAGAATTATGGTCTTGCCGTTGGTAGAGCTAGTTATGTTGTCGGAGCTACAAACTTCTCTACCACACCAGAAAGTTGTGACTTTTGGTTTTACGATCTACCTCAGTCCAATCAAGCATTAACTTATGAGTTGACAATTAGACAGCAAAATGGAACAGGCTCTCCAATTTACTTAAATAGAACTCAGAATGATAGTAATATTAATACTCGTGAACGTATGACATCTGCGATCGACTTGTATGAAATCTGTAGAGTTATCTGATTTATCATCATACATAGATATCATATGTCCAATTTTAAACTTGGAGTTAATTAAATGACTGCTAAATTAGGTTTTGTGGTAGATAAAGCAGGCAGACCACCCTGGCCACAATTATCTGGTGCCTTAACTAGGTTGCGACCTGGATGTGCTTGGGGCATCGTTGGTGAAGAGTGTGTAGAAAACTTACAGTGGGATCCCACTAATGAACAATCCCCACCAACACAAGAAGAAATTGATGCAGAAATTCTTGTATTGGAACAAGAAAACGTTGACTATTATTTGAGAAGACAACGAGATATGTTGTTGTATGAAACTGATTGGGTTGTCACAAAATACTCTGAACTTGGTGAACCTATTCCAGAAGAGTGGAGAACCTATCGTCAGGCTTTGAGGGACATTACAAATAGTGAAGCAACTTTTGATCCAAGTCATCCAACATTGGTTGGTAATGTTGATTGGCCAGTAAAACCTGAATAAATAATTTCAGTTTAAACAAAATTGTCATGCCTCTGGAACCTACGCCACCTGAAGAACTACAATCTCCAGATGGACAACCACTTATAAATCCAGACGTTTATTACAAACGTATAATCTATCCACAGGAAAATGGTGTTCTTGGGATCATCTGCCCTAGTCCAGAGTGTCAATCTCTTGACATACTAATTGAAATGGATGTTCCTGAGGGTGCTCCATATGCTATAGTTGATGTTGAGGATATTCCTACGGATAGAACATACAGAAATGCTTGGACTTTTGAGGAGGACTAAAAATGGCTCACATTGGAATTAACGTAGAATTAGCTAAGGAAGAACATAAAAGACATCTTCGCAGAGTAAGGAATAAACTCTTAGCTGAGAAAGATGTTCAATACATGAAGGCGTTGGAAGCCGGTGACACCGAGACTCAACAACGTGTTGTTGCGGAAAAACAAACGTTGAGAGATTGTGTGAATGATGTTGATCATATTGAGTGTTCTTGTTCCTGTCATGACTGTTGTGGATTTACTGCGGAATTGAAATCACATTGGCCTGAAGATCTTTTAGGACCAAGCCCATTAGATCGGTATGAAGGTGAAAACATTTATATTAGACCAACAGAACCAACAGAATAAATATGTCACTGTATTCAAACAACTTAGCTAGTCTTCCTGGTAGTCTTCCCAGTGCTGTTTCTGATGTCTGGAATGGTCGTTGTAAAAGTTGGGCAAACTTTAATGGCCAAGGTGGAATTGGGGTCCGTAGAGGATTTAGAATTGCAAGTGTAAGTGACTTAGGTACTGGTCGATATAGAGTGAATTGGGGTGGAAATTTATCAAATGCATATGATATCGTTGCAAGTTGTGGTCATAATAGGACAAGTAGAGTTCCCGCTGTTCCACAGGCCGAGGACCATGTGCTTGTAACAGGTCAAAAAAACACAAGTAGTTTTTATTTGTTCGAGATGGACATTGACAGTGGTATAACAAACTCCGATCCTGTGTATGTTTCATATGCAATGTTCACTAATGATATAAATTAAGACCGATGTCAGTAAAGTCAAACAATTATTACGCTCCTGGAAGACCACAATATTCCACGCCATCTGATGACATGTGGTATGGAAGATCTAAATCTTGGGGGGATTTTAATGGCCAAGGTGGAATTGGATTTAGAAGATCATTTAGAGCTTCAAGTGTAAGTGACTTAGGTAGAGGTCGATATAGAGTTAATATAGGTCAAAGTATGGGCCCTTCTGGGTGGTGTGGCATAGCACAAGTGGGTAATACTAGAACTAGTTGGCCTCAGCCTGGCGCCGGCGCCGATGACGAGATTCAACTTGGTGGTCAACAAAATAATAATCAATTTCACATATTTTCTGCTGACGTTGATAGTGGTACAGTTGGCAACTATGACCCACCATATATCTCATTTGTCATCTTTTCGAATGGTACAAATTACTAATTAGGACTTATGACTGTTATTACTGGATCAATTAGATCACTCCCAGGAAGTTACTATAACGATACGAATGACATTTTTGCTGGTCGTGCTAAAACATGGTGTAACTTTAATGGTCAAGGTTCGCCAGGTATTCGCAGAGGTCACAGAGTCTCTAGTATTTCAGACTTAGGAACTGGTTGGTTCAGAGTAAATCATAGTATATCAGTAGGGAGTGTTTATGGATATTCAGTTGCATTGTTAGCTGGTAGTGCAAGGACAAACTTCAGTACAAACGAATCACAAGATGGATTTGCCGTTACGGGACGACAAAATTCTAGCAACACTGTAATTTGTACCTTTGACATGGACGGTGGTGGATCCAATGATGATATGCCAGATTATAATATGGCAGTATTTGAGGCGGTTTAATATACCTCATCAATCGATTTAGAAAACAGTCCTACATTTCCAGAAACTGTAATTCTTTCATCATCTATTTTGTGTAGAGTAACATGATGTGTTAGGGAGGCCGGAAAAATAACTAGGTCGCCTTCATTAAAGTCTGGATACCACCATTCGGCACAATCGGGTAAGTTCATTTCTCCTATCGTGTTGACATACAATCTATGCATCTCATTGTGGAATCCGAATTTTGCTGCACCCTTATCTTTAGGTATTTTGTGAAAGTAACAGTATGCGAGTGAAGTTCTCCCCCTTAAATGATTATGTGATTCTTGATAACAACCTTTTGTATAAATGTTCATCCACGGCATAGCGAATCGCACTTCAATATTTTTTTCCACATGTGGTAGATATTTGTGGCCAAAAAATGGTTTTATGT